GCTTTATGATCAAACTATTCCCGATGGGAAATATCTGCTGGCGAAGGATGCTAAGCATACTTGCGTCATGCTGTTCGACTGCGCGCAAATGAAGGCACTCATGCCGCCGCTGCATACGCTTATGTCGGTCGAAGGTTACTACAGGCAGTTGCGCAATGCGGTCGTACCGCGCACTGCATTCTTTGCGGGCAATTGGAATTGCCTGGATGGCGAGCAATATCAGTCGCTGTCCGATTCAGACATCAAGATTATTCATTTTACCAAGGTCGAAACGCAGCCGCATTTGAAGTGGGCGCTGCCGCGCCTGCATGCTGAGGGTAGAAAACACTGGGGCGAATACTCAGGTCGCAAGATGGGCCTGCCGCATGCGCGGCTTGACGTGGCTCCGCTGGTTGATCGTATCTGGAAAGAAGCACAGGAAGCTGGGTACACTGTGGAAAAATATCTGCCAGTGGAACCGTTCGGTCGCTATGATCAAGTGCGCGGCGGAGCGAAAGCAGCATGACCACCAAGCGCACAAGCAAGAAGCTACTCGGCAAGAAAATCGAGCGGGTTCAGCGACTATCGGTTAAGCCCGGTGATGTGGTCGTGCTGACCTGTGCAGAGATGATTACCGTGGAAACCGCAGAGCGTCTTAAGACTCACATGGAACAATTTTTCCCGAAAGAATCGGGGGTGAAGTGCATGGTCTTGGGCGACGGCCTCAAGATTGATGTTGTTATCGGCAAGGCAGCCTAAATGGCTGACTGGACTGATCGAGGTGTGCAGCGTCGCATTATCAATTTCAGCGCTTTTCGTCTTGACGGGCTGGGCGACTTACTACCTCGTGCTGCGGGATCCAGCGTATTTGATGTGGGGTGTAATCGCGGTGCTGTGTGCTATGATTTTGTGCTCAGCGGTGCAGCCGTAGTCCACGGCGTTGATAATGGACTTGAAGAAGATGGAAAGACATATGTCATTCAAACAGCCCGGCGCGTCTTTGCAGACATCCGCTCTGTTGAAGCACGCTTTGAGGTCTGCGATCTTCGCGGTGGAGCAGGGGCGCTCAAAAAAGCATTTGGAAATGACTATCGGAAAGAATATGACTTTGTTCTTTTTCTTGCAGTCTACCACAAGCTGCGCCGCATTATGGAGTTACCAGCATTACTCCACTTGGTTGACCATCTTGCGCACCACTGCGGCAAGTTCTTCGTCTGGCGCGGATCTCGGAACGAGCTGGACGAATTCGAGCCAACTGTAATCGCCAAAGGTTTCCGCCGCGTCCACTATTCAGAAATCTGCCTTGTGCAGCGACCGGACACGCAAAACGTTGAAGCGCAACCGACAGCCGTATGGGCTAAGGAGCATCCGTTGTGAGCCTTCCGCCAGTGACAACTGTCACGGTTCTATCCACCGGCAAGGTCATCGGCCTTAATGATGGAACGGCTATCTATTCCATGGGATCACTGCGCAGTGGAGATTGCATTTACTCGACCTGCCGTGCCAGAAACCTATGCCGTGAAGGTCATTGCGTAGGTCGAAACCTGCAAGCGCATGGATATAATATCGAGAACGGGCGTGTAGTTAATGGGAGCGGGTGATGATATTATGGCTTCGGGAATGGCGCGGGGCGCTCAAGCACGTGGCAGGCGAATTGCGTTTGGTGATCGCAAACGAATTATTTGGGGGCCGTTTTCGGAAATCGTTTTCAGGCATAACCCAAACATTGCGCCACCCGGATCCGAAAAAGCAGCGGACATTGAATGGATCGAGTACTACAAGGGACGGCGGATCTACAATCAACACACGCCACAACGCTGGGTCTGGAACTACGACTTCAAAGCAACGCCCGGGGAACTTTTCTTTTCGTCGACCGAACTCGCTCAAGGGCAGAGGTTCGGGCAGGGTTTTGTCCTTATAGAGCCTAACATTCCAGTACAGAAAACGATTGCCTACAATAAGTGGTGGCCGCTTGAAAACTATCAGCGGGTTGCAGATTCAATTAGGGATAACCTGCATAGGCGTGTTTTGCAGTTTGCATATGAAGGAATGACCTATACACTTAAAGGCGTGAAATTGGCTAAGACTGAATCGCTGCGTGACGCCTATGCGATTCTTTCAAATGCATCGCTTTATGTAGGGCCTGAGGGCGGCTTACATCATGCGGCGGCGGCACTAGGGATACCAGCAATTGTCATATTTGGTGGATTCATTCCGCCGCAAATAACTGGCTATGATTTTCATATCAATCTAACGGGTGGAGCAAAGGCTTGTGGTTCACTGACGAAATGCCCGCATTGCCGCAAGGCCTTGGAAGCAATATTACCAAGTGATGTTATGAGCTGTGTGTATTCATTTTTGAAGATAAAGGCAGTAGTATGAAAAAATTCGAGACGGCAATCTTGCAGAGTAAGCGTGAGATTGCAAAATTTATTGACTTTATGCAGGAAAAAAAGTGCCAGTCTTATCTCGAGATTGGCTGCAAGTTTGGCGGGTCGCTTTGGCGGGTCGCAAATGGAATGCCGGGCGGCGCAAAAGTCGTTGGCGTGGACTTGCCGCAAGGCGACGGCTCATCAAAAGATACGCAGCCCCACCTTGTTGAATGTGTAGAAACATTGAAGTCTATGGGCTATGACGCGCATCTCATTCTTGGCGATAGCACGGCCCCCGAAACAGTAGAGCGCGTTTATGCGCTCGGGCCGTTCGACTGTGTATTCATAGACGGCAATCATTTTACAGAATTTGTGTCTAAAGATTTTGCTAACTATAGTCCAATCGCTAGCAAGATGGTTGCACTCCACGATATCAATCATCGCCGCACCGATAAAATGAATATCGAAAAGCCCATGAAGGGCGCATTTCAAGTTCCGCCATTTTGGGACAAGGTTAAGGCTGGTCGAAAATTCACTGAGATTGCATATGAAAGCCAAGCCATGGGCATTGGTATCCTATGGATGAATTAACGATTACGACGTGGCTATGGGGAGCTAAGTATTCCATAGTTGATGTCCGCAAGCTGCGCGACGGCTTGAAGAGAAACCTTAAGCAGCCATTTCGGTTTATCCTTGTATCAAACGAGAAGCTTCCCGCAATTGATAACGTTGAACAAATTCCTATTGTTGATATTGAATTGACAAAGATTAAAGGTTGCTTTACTCGGTTGCGAATGTTCGATCCACAATGGCAGCGGCGTTTCAATATGCGGGGGCGGATTGTTTGCTCTGATTTAGACACCGTACTGACGGGGCCGTTAGACGCTGTTTTTGATAGGCCCGAATCTTTTGCAATATTGCAGGGTGCAAATTCGTTGAACCCGTGCAAGTTCTGCGGCGCATTAATGATGCTGCGCGCTGGCGAGCACGCCGATGTGTGGTCAGACTTTTCGCTTGAAAAAGCTAAGTCAGTTCCCTTCCATGAATTTCCTGATGACCAGGGATGGCTCTGGAATAAGCTGCCCGATGCCGCAGGTTGGCAGGCGGGAAAGAACGGGATTTATGCCTATTGCAAGCCTGGGTGGCCGGGCGGATGGGCTGCACCCTTGCCGCGCGATGCACGTCTCGTAACATTTAATGGGTGGCGCAGCCCATCGCGTTTCAATTATGTTCCGTGGATAAGGGCAAACTGGTGCTAGATCCATCGACTGTCTGCTTGTTTATTCCGCCGGAACTGAAGCGTTTTAAGCTCGATCTGTTTGAACGGATTGGACGGCACATTAAGGACTTAGGCGGACAGGTTATCAAACATGACTTTGCTGCAATGGATCGCTTACCAGACAACGTTATTCCAATATGTGGATGCAATCCGCAATTTCGCGACATCTACAAGCGCTGGCGCGAACGCAAGCGTAAATGGGTCTACTGGGACCGTGGATATTTACGGCGTGTGTTCGCAACTTGGCTGCCGCGTGGAAGCGATATGGGAATTCCGATGGGATACTATCGCTGGCACATTGACATGCCACAAATGCAGCAGGTCTTTGACGTTCCCAACGATCGCTGGAAGTTCCTCAAGCTCGATCAATCCGTGAAGCCGTGGAACAAGAATGGCAAGCACATCGTCATCGCAGATACGTTACCTGACTATTGGAATCTTTTTTCCGATCCGGATTGGACTAAGCGGACGGTTGCGCAACTCAAGCAGATCACCAAGCGCCCAATTATCGTCCGCCACAAGGAAAGCAAGAGGCCACTGTATGATGAACTCAAGGACGCCCACTGTCTCGTCGCTCACGGGTCCATCGCGGCAGTTGAGTCAGTGGTTATGGGGTGCCCTGTGTTTGTCGACGGACTCAGCGCGGCTGCTCTCGTCGGACGAACTTCATTGGCTGACATTGAGAATCCGGTTTATCCGGAACGTCAACCGTGGCTCAATTCTCTCGCGTATTGTCAATTCACTGAGGACGAACTTTGCAACGGGACGTTATGGAAGTTGATACGATAATGCCGTGGGTGAAGTTCATAAAGCCATTCGACTTCTTCGCCCTGCCCAAATATTGTCAGGTCTACAAGGCCGGTAAAAAATATCTGGTGACGCAGCGCTGCGCCGAACAAGCGATAAAACAGGGCAAGGCAGAACTCACGGAGCGACCGGAGAAAAAAGATGGCAGAAAGACCTGAACCAACAAATCGTATTATTACGTACGAACTTAAGCACTGTCCTTGTTGCAACAGCATTATCGAGGAAAAGATCGTAAACGTTCGATACGAATACGGAGCCGTAGATGCCGTCAGGAAAGCTTAGATATCGTGTCGGCTTTTATCAACGTGGCGGGCCTAGTGCAGCATCACCGCCACCACCCGACTATGGTTTTCCCGGGGGAGATTTTTCCTCGACTCCATCCATGATTGAATGGGCAAATATAGAGCCGAGGCTCGGGGGCGAAGCGGTACTTGCTGCCCGCTTAACCGGGAAAAACTTTGTTAATATCACTGTGCGGCAGTCGTCGCAAACTGCGCTGGTCACTACGGAGTGGAAAGCGAAGAACGAGGAAACAGGCGAGGAATTCAATATTCGCTCTGTGATCGATCCACAGCAAGGCAATCGAATGCACGGTTTTTATTATGAAATGCTTTGTGAGAAGGGAGTGGCGATTTAATGGCAAACGAATCGCTAGAAAGATTTCGCACGTTAGTAACGCAGACAATGCCAAAGGAAATTGAGAATGCTGCGCTTTCGGAGATGACTAGCCAGGCAGAAATTATGGTTGAACGCATTAGGGCTGCTGCTCCTGTCTATAGCGGGCACGCTAGTGACGTTGTGGCGGGAAATTTGCGCAAGTCGGTAAGGATTGGCTCGAGTGGAAAAAAGAATGTTGTGCGGGTCCTAGCGGGCGGTGAATTGACTACAATGCAAGGCGAAAAAAGGCCTTATGATTATGCTCGCGCGGTTGAGTTTGGAACGGTGCATATGGCAGCGCATCCATTTTTCTTTTCAACTTATCGTGCAATGAAGCAGTCGCTTATCATAAATGTTCGTCATCGTATTGAAGATGTGATTAGCGATCATTCAGAATCGGGACGGGGATAATGCATGTCGGATCCGTCGCTTGAGTTGCAGGCAGCACTTGTCAGCAAGCTAAAAAACGACTCGGGCGTTCAAGCCATTGTTGGCGATCGTGTTTATGCTGAAGTTCCAAGCAATCCGACGTTTCCCTATATATCAGTTGGCGATAATCAAGTTCTTCCAGATAAAGCTGATTGCATTGATGGCACAGAAATATTCTGGCAGCTTGATGGTTGGTCGCGGAGCCATACGGGGCCTGAGGAAAAGCAAATCAGCAAGGCTGTCGTTGCGGCAGTTGATGACCAGCCGCTTAGTGTATCCGGCTATGATGCAGTGGTAGTTGAAATCAATACCGTGAATTACTTACGCGATCCTGATGGCATCACGCGTCATGTTGCTATGAATTTTAGGTTCCTAATCCAGGCGCTCTAAACAAAGGAGACTGCAATGGCTGCACCAACCGTTATTCCTGGTACCAAGTTGCTCGTGCTTATCGGAGCTGGCGGCGATAGCCCCGGCAGCCCGGACGTGTTCTCCGAGCCGTGCGGGTTGACTACAAAAAACTTTTCGCTGAATGCGTCGACCAATACAACGCTCATTCCAGACTGTACCGACCCATCGCTTCCGGCATGGGAAGCCAAGGACGTAAACGCGCTAAGTGCTGAAGTAACTGGCACGGGCGTTATGGCTGTGGAAAGCTTCCATACGTGGAGTGATTGGTTTATGGGAGCGACCGAGCGTGCTGCACGCATTACGCTCACCTCGCCGACTAGCAACCCGCTTTCGCTGGGCTATTGGCAAGGCAGCTTCATCCTCTCGAAGCTGACCTACAACGGCGTGCGCGGGCAGAAAGTCAACATCGATGTCACGATGGTGAACAACGGCGCACTGACATTCGTACCGGCGTGATCCCATGGCAGCTAACGGCGAAATCGAACTTACCTGGGGCGATGGCGAACATAAATTCAACATCGCTAAGTTGAAGTGCATCCTCGAGCTTGAGGATAAGTGCGGCGTGGGCGTTGCCGAAATCTTGCAACGTGTGCGTGAGGGGAGATGGAAGTTTAATGACATTCGTGAAACGATACGGCTTGGTCTTATCGGTTCAGGGATGTTACCTGATAGAGCATTGATATTGGTGAATCGGTATGTTGATGAGCGTCCCTGGTCAGAAAACGTGCTGCCTGCACAAGCAATCTTGTTTTCGGCCATGATTGGCGTGCCTGGGGATGACTTGTCAAAAA